GGGCGGCGGCTGCGGCCGGCATCCGCAACTACGTGACCTCGATCGACCTCCGCAACGCGCATCCGACGGTGGCGACCGAGGTGGTGATCAAGGACGGCGCCACGGTGATCTGGCGACAGCTGCTTCCGGCAGCGATGGCGGCTCCGGTGGAGATCACCTTTCCCACCCCACTGCGCGGCACCGCCGCCACGGCCATGAACGTCGCCTGCATCACCACCGGCGCGCAGGTCTACGTCAACGCGCAGGGCTTCGCCGCGCCGTAACGGCGCAGCCCAGGAGAACACCTCATGACCGAGCCGATCGAACCGGGCGGGGGCTCACCCGCACCGGAGCGGGACCCTGCGCCCGATCGACCGCCCACCGCTGGGCAGTCGATCGTGGCCTGCCGCGCGCTGGCGGCGCCCGTCACCGTCAATCGCGCGGCCCGTACCGTCGAGGTGGTGTGGAGCACCGGCGCGCGGGCCCGCAACTTCGTGCCGCCCTACGGGCCGATCCTCGAAGAACTCGACATGTCGCCCTCAGCGGTGCGCATGGACGCGCTGCGCTCCGGTCGCGCCCCGGTGCTGGACACCCACCGGCGTGCAGGCACGCGGGATGTACTGGGTCGCGTCACCGCCGCCCGCCTCGAGGCCGGCCGCGGTTACGCCACGCTTCAGTTCAGCGGCGCCGACGACGTCGAGCCCGTCTGGCAGCGTGTCGCCGACGGCACGCTGCAGAGCGTCAGCGTCGGCTACCGCGTGCATCGCTACGAGCCCCGGCCCGACGCCGCCACCGGCCAGACGGTCCACCGCGCCGTGGATTGGGAGCCCTACGAGATCTCGATCGTGCCCGTCCCCGTGGACGCGGCCGCTGTCGTCCGTGGCGAGGGGGATCAGGGCACCCCCGCCACCGCCATCGAACCCGCCCTGACCGAGGAACCCACCATGCCTGAGACGACGCCGGCTTCGCCGGATCCCGCGCCGGCGCCACCCGCGCCGCCCACCATCCCGCACCAGGAGGTCCCCGTGACCACGCCCGCCAGCACCCCGCCCACCGCGCCGCCCGAGCCCACGCGCGCCGCGCCGCCCGCGCCCGACCTGGATGCCATCCGTGCCAAGGCCGATTGCGCCGCGGTCGAGCGCATCGCCGGCTACGAGCCGGTCCTCGCTGCCGCCCGCGGTCTGGTGACCCCCGACATGCTCGACACCATGCGCGAGGCCGCCATCCGCGACCGCGTCTCCCCCGAGGTGCTGCGCGGCCGGCTGTGGGAGGCCTTCACCAGCGGGGCCGCCCGTCCCTCCCTGCCGGCGCGGCCGGACACCGGCCCCTCCAACGACGATCCGGCGCAGCTGCTCGACGCCATGGCCGAGGCACTCGCCGCCCGCACCATGCCCGGCTACCAGGCGCCGGCGACCGGCCGCCACACCGAGTTCCTGGGCTGGCGACCCTCCGACATGATCGGGGAACTGCTCCGCGCCCGCGGCGAGCGCAACGTCCCGCGCAACCCGACCATCCTCGCCGAGCGCGCCTTCCACACCACCAGCGACTTCCCGGCGCTGCTCTCCGCCGCGGCCAACAAGATGCTGCTGGCCGCCTATGCGCCGGCGGCACCCACCTACCGCACGCTGTTCCTGCGGCGAGATTTCCGGGACTTCAAGCCGCACCGACACCTGCGTGTCGGCGACTTCCCGACGCTGCTGCCGCTGTCGGAGAATGGCGAGGTCCAGGCCGGCACCATGTCGGAAAGCCAGGAACTCGTGTTCCTGCAGACCTTCGCCCGGCGCATCCGCGTCACGCGGCAGATGCTGGTGAACGACGATCTCGGCGCCTTCACCGACTTTGCCAGCATGATCGGCCGGCGCGTCGCAGACTTCGAGAATGCCACAGCCTATGCGCTGGTGAACAGCGCGGCCGGCGACGGGCCGACGCTCACCACCGGTGCGGCGGCGGTGTTCGGCACGGCGGCGGCGCGGGCCAACAAGGCGGGTGCGGGCACCGCGCTCGACCTGCCGAACCTGGCTCTCGGCCGCGCCGCGGTCATGCGGCAGAAGACCCTCGACGGCCTGCCCATCGCCGTCGGCGCTCAGATGCGCCTGCTGGTTGGGCCGAACCAGGAGCTGGCGGCGCGGCAGCTCACGGTCTCGGTGCAGGCGACGCAGAGCAGCAACGCCAATGTCTATGCCGGCTTCGTGCAGCCGCTGGTGGAGCCGCTGATCCCGAACAACCGGTGGTACCTCTTCTCGGATCCGATGGCGGCGCCGGTCTATGTCTACGGCTATCTGAACGGCGCAGAGGGTCCGCAGGTTACCACCGGGAATGTCCAGGGCGTGGACGGCGTCGAGGTCAGCGTGATCTTCGACTTCGGCGTCGGCGCCATCGACTGGCGCGGCGCCTGGTTCAACCCGGGCACCTGATCCCCACCGCCCCCCATCAGCCCATCCATCCGCAATCCATGCAGAGGGCGTCCTTCGGGACGCCTTCTGCGTTTCTGGAGACATCATCCCCATGCGCAACTATGTGCAGCCCGGCGACAGCCTGGCGCTCGCAGTCCCCTATGCGGGCGGCGTCACCTCCGGCCAGGGCGTCCTGGTCGGCGCGCTGTTCGGCGTTGCCGCCGTCGATGGCGTGCAGAATGCTGTCATCGAATGCCAGACCAAGGGCGTCTTTGACATCACCAAGGAGCCGGCGCTGGCCATCACCGCCGGTGCCCGTCTCTTCTGGGACAATACCAACCGGCGCCTCACCACCACCGCCACCGGCAATTTCCAGGTCGGGATGGCCACGGTGGCGGCGTTGGCCGCGGACACCACGGTCCGTGCCGTGCTGCTGCGTGTTCCGGCGTCCGGCGCATGAGCATCGATCCCAAGACCACCCGCGGCTATCGCAACCGCAACCCGGGCAACATCGAGCACGTCCCGGCCAACAAGTGGCAGGGGCTGGCCGAGCCGCCGTCGGATGGGCGCTTCTGCCGCTTTACCAGCCACGAGTTCGGCATCCGTGCGCTGGCGGCGCTGCTGGTCACCTACCAGGACCGGCACAAGCTGCGCACGCCACGTGCAATCATCGAGCGCTGGGCGCCCAAGGTGGAGAACGACACCGCGGCCTACATCGCGGTGGTGGCGCGGCGGATCGGCGTCGGGCCGGATGATGCGATCGACCTGCATCGGCACGATCACCTCCGCCCGCTGGTCGAGGCGATCATCCACCATGAATGCGCCGGGCTGTCCTATCCGGCCGCGGTGATTGATCGGGCGCTCACGCTGGCTGGCGTTCCCCCGGCTGCGCCGGCAACGCTGCGGGAGGTCGCCGCCGTCACAGGTACCGGCCGCGGCGCCGTGCTGGTGGGCGCGGCGGGCATCGCCACCGCGGTGGCGCAGGCCGCCCCCGCCATTCAGGCGCTGGGCACCCTGGCGCCGGCCGTCGCCATCGCGGTCATCGTCGCCGCGGTGGTGGGCGTTCTGGCCTGGCGGCTGCGGCGGCCAGCATGAGTGCCTTCGCCGCGGCCATGGACGCGCTGGCCGCGGATCCGAACATCGGGGCGGATGCGAGCTATCGCGCGGGCGGGACCGGGGCTCCGGTCCTGCTCCGCGTGGTCCGCTCGGCGCCGGACCGGCTGAGCGACGCCTTCGGCACGAGCGTGATCCAGGCCAGCGACGTGCTGACCGTCGCCATAACCGTCCTGCCCGCCGTGGATGCGGACGACACCTTCACCCTCGGCGCCGACACCCTGACCGTCCAGCACGCCGAGCGCGACGCCGCCGGCATCACCTGGCGCGTCTTCTGCCGCCGATAGGAGCACCGCCATGATCGACCCGGAGCGTATTGGCGGCATCGTGGGCGAGGCGCTGCTCGCCGGCGCACTGGGTGCGCTCGGGGCGATGGCACGCTTCTCCTCCACCGACCGGCCGCTGCTCACCCGCGCTTATCTCCTGCATGCCCTGGCCGGTGGCAGCCTGGGCACCGGCGCGTGGCTGATTGCGCATGCCTTCGAGCTCGATGGCTGGTGGCTCTTCGCGGTGGCATGGTTAGCCGGCACGCTGGGCTATGCCGCGCTGCACGACCTGCTGTTGCGGATTCTCAGCCGCAAATTCGGTGGGCGCTGAGTCATGCGCCTCGGTGCCGCCATCGTCGGCGATCTCCGGAAGGTGCTGGCCGACGAGGTGCGCGCCGGCGAGCGCGCGGCCATGACTGCAATCCGCGCCGAGACCGAGCAGGTGAAGGCCGATTTGCGCCGACAGGTGACGACCGCCTTCTCAGGTAACGCGCGCGGCATCGCCAATGCCTGGCGGTCGATGATCTTCCCGCGGACGGGCCAGTCGCTGCGGCCGGCCGGGCTGGTCTTCACCAAGGTACCGAACGTGATCGACGCCTTCGAGCGCGGCGCGCTGATCCGGGCGAAGGGTGGGCGGAAGTTCCTCGCCATTCCGACCGGCTTCAACGCGGCGCGGGGACGCCGGGGGCGTGGCGAGAAGGGCATGCGCGTGACGCCGGCCCAGATGGTCGCCTCCGGCCAAGCCTTCCTCCGGCCGTTCAAAGCTGGGCGCGGCTTCGTCTGGTGCCTGCCACTGCGCCAGGGCGAGCAGACCGGGCGGCGGCGCCGAACCCGCCTGGTCGCGGGCGGCGTGACCGAGGTCGGCACGGCCAACCGCAAGGGGCGCGAGGCCTGGGCGCGCGGCCTGCTGGAACAGGGGATGGTGCCGATGTTCCTGCTGCTGCCCCAGGTGAAGCTCGCCAAGCGGCTGGACGTGCGGGGTGCGGCTGAGCGTGGGCTGCGACGCCTGCCGGGGCGGTTTGTCGCGGCCTGGGAACGCGAGAGCGGGAGGGCCGCGTGAGCGCGCGCGAGACCGCCATCGCGGCGCTGCACGGTCGGCTGGTCGCGTCGCTCGCCATTCGGAACCCCGCGCCGGTTGTGCTCCGCGGCGAGACCATCCCGCAGCGCATTCCCGCCGGTGGACTGGTCGTCGTTCGCGACGGCGAGACGGTGGAGGAGACGCCGATCCTCTCGCCACTCGCCTGGCAGATCGAGCATCGCGCCGAGGTCGAGATCACGGTCGCCGGCGCAATACCCGTCGCGCGCACCACCCTGCTCGACGCGCTGCTGGTCGATGTCGCGGCGGCCATCACCGCCAACCGCACCCTCGGCGGCGCCGTCGAATGGGCACAGCCCGGCAGCGCGTCCTTCGAGGATGTCGAGTTCGAGGGCGCTG